TTTATATATTATTTTATTAGATTTTAATATTATATCAAATATCAGCTAATTCTTTGATAAGCCCACAGCATTTGTAGTTACTTAATCTCATATATTCAATGGCTACAGCTCGTTCATCGGCAAGCTGCCTTATATGTTCCAACTCCAAATCTTCTTTGTATCGCTCATCAATTATCACTTTCCACGGTACACGTCTTAGCAATACTCTTGTAGTTTCTCCAATTCCGGGTTTGATATAATTAATATTATCGATTCCATATTTTTTGGATATTATCTCGACATCATTTTTAACTATCTTTTCAACTGTATCTTCATCATAAGAAAGATTGAATTTGAATAGCTTTTCAATATAGTCAATAAATTCATAGGTTCTGTCTTCAGCAGATAGCTCCTTGTACCACGCTGCACCGTGAAAATCCGTATCCTTAATAATGTCCTTCCTTAGGAAAGTCCTACTTATCAAGCCACAGACTGTACTGTTCAGGCAGGAATTGGGTATCAAGATGTCATCATGTGTACCGCATAAATCAGTCAGATAGGCAGGATCTGCAAGTACAGCCAAGCTATCTGAAACTCCTTCAAAAAATTTGATTTCCTTTTGAAGTTCTTTATAAATCACGCCTTTGCCTGTCCAGCCGTCGACAAATTGTATAGATTCAGGAGCGTGTCTTTGCAGTATATAATTTACAGCATTTCTATCTATGCCTCTGTCTCTGATTATTGATATTGAATAGTGCGGACATTCAAAGCCGTATTTCTTCCTTATATATCTTCTTATCAATACTCCCAAAGGAGTACCTGCTCTTGCAAGGGATACTATCACTACATCTTTTCCCTTAGCCTCTACAATCTTGTCTGAGACTCTTGCAACTGCATCTGCTGTAGTTTGACCAAAGACCTCTAAGGCTTTTTCATAGATTCTTATATATTTTTCTGTAGGCTTATATTCCAAGGGCAACATCTCGCAATAATGTGTCCCTTGCTGTATCAACTTTTCCCTTTTCTCTGTAGGAAGTGGCTTAACTACGCCTGAAATATCCTTTAACAAAAGGATGACATCATCAACTAAATAACTACTTTTCATATGCTTTTCCTTTGACTTGCTGATTATATGTCCATCTGATTATTGTAATATCTTCATTTCCAACATCTTTAACTGCCTTAATTATATCTGACAATTCGTCATTTTGCCTTAAAGCGTCGCTTACAATAATGACTTTATCGTATTTTCTCAAATTATATACAAAGGTCGTTCGTAGGCTGTCATAAGGACTTCTTATGCAATATCTGCTAAATAACGGATATCCGTCTCTCCCTGAAACTATAATTGGGCTCCTTGTACTTGCATGTGTCCTGACTTCTTGTGCTATGTTGTTGTCATAAAGATATTGGGCTAAGCAAAATGCAGGATACATAAACTCCTCTGTACCCAGTACCAATACATCTGCATAATGCCCTTTGTGCATCGTCTTCCCTACAAAATCAACAAATTTTCTATTTTCTTCATCATACTTTTTAAATTCTGAAACATTCCTCACATTTACATGGCTTATAAATTCAAGCTCATCAGCAGTAGCTATGCTCTTTATGTCCACGACTACATCCCTACTCTTGTCATATTCTATATCCAAAATACTCTCTATCTTATATTCATAAGGAAGTTTGGACAGATAGAGAAAGTCAATATTCTCCTTTCTCAACAAATCCATACGCTCCTTTGTTACACTGTTGAGTATTGAAACTATGCTACAGTTTAAATCAGCAAGACTATATCTGTCCTTTATAGCCTTAATCAGCTTATAGATGGTATTTCCTGTTGTAATCTCATCATCAATAAATACTATCCTGTCAATAGCTCTTAAACACTCTCCTACTTTCCCAGCTCTAAGAGTCTGATCTGTTGCATGGCTATGCGACTCGGTAAAGAATATATAGTCCTCATCTTTTTGATATTCTCTTGTCGTATTTTGATAGTAGATAACATTGTTTAAGAAATGACTTATGGCGGCGGCTATACCTGTGGCTGTTTCTGCAAAACCGATTACATATAGCCTTTCATCAGGATATGCAGTATTGACTGTTTGCGCAAGTTCACGGCACATAGACATGACATCGTCAGGTCTTGTTGGAATGTGCTTTCCCTGTAAGGGATTAACGTAGAGATAGGGTCTGATAGTGTTATTGGCTCTTTTTGCCAATCTCACCAAATTATCTACTGAGTACTGCATATACATCCTCCTAAGCTACTTTAATCAGAGCACACCATATATTTGTGCCAAAGCAACCATCTTATATGCCCAATTAATGTGAGTTTTAACCTCGTTCATTCTTTCACCGCCAAAGCTCTTTCCAACTTGCAATCCGCTGTCATCCCAGTTTAAAATTTCCTTGGCATCTTCATAATCTTTTAGTGACACTTTCAAAGCCTCGTTTACTACACTGACTTGTTTTGGATGAATTACTGTCTTTCCTATGAAGCCGTTAAGTTTATCATACTTAAGTTCATTTTGAAGTCCTTTTTTCCACTCATCATTATCGCTGGAAAAAAATTCCCATACAGGTCCGGAAACTACATATTCTCTCGAAAAGGCAGTTAAGATATCTCCAAGTAGCTGAGATATAGGTAAGATATCGTAAATAGTCTCATCATAATGTCTTCTTGCAGCAAACTGATTGCAAAAATCATTCCCTCCTACTCTTATGTTGAGCACATATTCTTTTACTGAATCAATCTTCTCTTTCAGTTTTGCCAGGACTTCACGTCTACTTGCATACTCTACTATATCTGAGCTTTCCAATATAGGCATCATATATACTTTATTTTTTGATCTGCTGTTTATCTCCTTAACAGCCTCATTAAAGCTATCAGCACTTGTCAAGGAGTATTTGGGAAAAATATAGCCTCGGATTATATCTGCATAGGACTCAAAGTCATCATGAAGTCTGCTCATCTGTTGAGCTGTTCTGACTCTGATGAAGATTTTAGGAAGGAAGAACTGCTTATTCCCAATCTTGGAATGAATTTTCTTCAAAGTTTCCTCAAGTTGTTGTTCTGCTACCTCTATGCTGTTATCCGCTATAGTATCTTCAAGACACAATGCCAATGAATACTGCTGTCCGTACTTATTATTTACGACGTCATCTGCTACTTTCTCATTTAAAGCCGGGGAATACAAAAGAGCCCCTACACTATACTTTTCCTTTATATCATGTATCATTCTTGCCTCTCCTTAACAATTATATTTTGCCAGAGATATGAAGCCTCTGGAGTTCATCACAAATTCTATCAGAAATAAGTTCTCCCTCAAAAACAAATAAGTTCTCATTTTTGACATAAGGAGCTATTTTTTCAGAAGCAAAAGCAAATCTTGCCAAATTCAACATGGGTATGTCCATAGTATCATCTCCGGCGGCAACATCAATACTTACTCCCCTTCTTTTTCTATATCTTTCCACTGCTTTGCCTTTATCTATGCCCTTGCAAAAAAGGTATAATTTTCTATGAGCTTGCTGAAATGTCAAATCCATCTCCTTTGCATAGACTTCAAGCCTATTAAATATATCGCTTTGAGAATCACGTCTAAGATATAGCATATATGGGGTCGGTCTATAAATAACTGCCAAAGGATAATCATTCCTGAGTTTTGCTTCAATTTTATCAAGCGAGGAGATCTGTTTACTTGCTATATCCAAAGTCTTTGCTGACCACTCTTCATCCTCATTGCCATTAAGCAGCAACATCCCTCCATTACCTACTATAGCCTCTTTTATATTAAGTTCATTCATACAGGTAATACGCTTAAACTGTGTATCTATCCTTGTTGTAACAGGCACTATATCAAGCCACTTAGCATTTTTTAGATACTTATACGTATAATTTGTCATAAAACTCTGTTGTCTGCCGTCCAAATATTCAACAACAGTCTTTTCTTCCCTGATTTCTCTCTTATGCGAATAAATAAGGGTATTGTCCAAATCAGTAAAAAAAACACTCAAAATTATTACTCCCCCAATTAAACTCTATCAACATACTTTAATACTAATCACTGTTTATAATGTCAAGCAGTCATTTTAAATGACTCTATACACGGTAGAGATTTTCAATAGCTTTTTAACAGCTTTTTAGTATAAGTTAAACTTTCAAAGATATAGATTTCTCCAATTGTAAGATAAACTTAACTATGCATATTATGCCAAAAAAACTTTCTTTACAAAATAAAATCCTTAGATTGGCTGAATTTTGTATCTTTTATTCATAAATATTGAAAACAGCACAAATTAGCTTATTTTATAGTTATAGCCTGCAATATCTGAGCAATAATCTTCGTTTCACGTTTATCAAACCATTCAGATTCCTTACCAAGCAATTTATTAAGTGCAATTTGAGGAATATTTACCCCACTTGCATGGCAAGCCATGTGTATTCCGCCTGACATTCTGGTATTTACCTCAAGGAAATAAGGAACTTTGTTAAGATATTTGAACTGTATGTTGTACGGGCATCTAAGCTTTGCCTTGCTTTGAAAGATCTTACAAAGTTCAAGAATATCATCATCATAACTGAGGGTTTCATAATTGTAACGCCCCTTCACTCGTGGAAGTGTTATCAGCCCTTGCCCTGTCTCAAGGCAATCAACACTAATCTCATCATCAGGCAAAAACGGCATAATCATAATCGGATCAAAAGTTTCCCTCTCAGAAAGTGCATACAACACATCATCAAGAGTAATTCTCATATTTTGATTTTTAAATAAGGACAAATAACCGTTTCGCTGATTATCAATTAACCTAAAACTCCTGCCTCCTTCGTCCATAGAAAACTTAAAACATATCTGCTCATATTTTGATTTTAGTTTCTCATATGCATTTATAAAATCTGCTAAAGTAGTAACTATATCATAATCAGGTACCAAACCTATCTCATTGTTTTTGAAATATTCATAGGCTGCTTCCTTATGATTAAGAACAGAGACTATTTGATAGCTGTCCACCATCACCTTGACACCAATATCTTCAAAACTTTTCCGCTGTTGACTTATCTTCAACATTTCTCTTTTTGGTATGAACACATCAATACCATGGGTATTGCAAAAATCAAGACAGAATTCTACGTATTTTTCTCCCTTTAGCGTCGGTTCCTGATACCATTCATCACACACGCCTTTAATCACAGAGTATGGGTTTTCATTAGTCCCTATTACATATAGGTTGGGATTGTTCTCCCGAATTAATTCAATTATATTTCTCGCTGTACTAAACCAGTGGTTGAACCATAGCTTTACCATCTTTTAAGCTCCATTCATACAGTGTGTTTTGTTAAATCTATTTTCTTCTTAGGCTCTCTCATAAATATTATCTTTCCAATGTTATGCATTTCATTGAATAATAGCTTAAAGCTCCTAACTTTATTTTTTGAGAACATTACATGCATTAAAGCTACGACGGTCTTATCTTTTAACTCCTCTGATTTCAAAAAGAAGCCTTTGTCCTTAGACGCCTTAAAAGCAATTTCTTTTGCCTCAATCCTTTCTTCTATAAGCTTTACCAATTCTTCATATGTACTGACAAAACTGCCTGTACTATAAAAATAGTTAAGTCTTGTTGCCTCACATATCGGAAGTTCATCCATAGGTTGATGATCAAGCAATATATCCTTTGTAGTCAGATTGAAGTAGTCATAGCTGATATGTCGAAAGTCCTCATCGTAAAGGTTGTCCCAAGTTACGTCAACATGGTAGGATTCATCTCCTATTTTCACCAAATTCCACGCATGATAACTCTCCTCATCAAAATTAGCATCTTTATCTGCCTTTCCCAGTACCACTATACACTTAATGCCATACTCATTGCACAATAGCTTAAATGCTTTGGCAATACCCTCACATACAGCCTTTCTGTCTAAAAAAGCACCAACTATCGAATGAGCATTGAAACTATCCTTCTTTTTTAGGGAATCATAGTCGTAGGCAACACTCTTTACTACACTGTCATGCAGACATTTTACCAGTCTGAACTCATCATTTCTAAATGTATCCGCCTTTAGCTTCACCTTATTTACAACATGCCTAATTTCAACATTTATACGGTTAATTTCATTGTTCGTATATAAATACTCAGGTAATAAAATCCAGTAGCCAGGATTTCCCTGCATCCTTATCACAGTCTGGTTGATATAATAAAATAGCGGATTATCATACAATACTTTTATATATACTTCCTGAACTTCCTCAAGCGTCAAATATAAGGACACTACAATATTAAAAGCACGCATTTTCAATCCTTCAAAAATCATCTTATAGGCCTTTTTCTCCTCAGATGACATAATGCTATAATAATATCTTTCATTCCTCATCTATCATGCATCCTTCTCCTGAAGTATCCTTCATACCAAGAGTCCATCTGTCGTCATCGATAATCACTGTTATATCTTGCTTATACTATTATCTATTTTATCTATGGATACTCTTCGTAAATAGTTTTTAAAAAAATTTCTGATTGATGACTTTATCATAAATGCACTAAAAATATTTTATCCATTATTCTATTAGAATTTCGTATAAATATTTTGCATCGACAGATTGTTAAACTCTTCTCTATTATGGAGATAATTTTATTCCATGCATCCTACAATAGTTTGAGACATAGTCATTTGCCTTAACAGAAATTTCAACATTAGGACAGTCCTTAAATGCATTATTATCTATAAACTTCACATTTTCTTGAATGACCACCTTTGATAGTTCTCTACAAGCTGCAAATGCCATACTTCCAATTTCTTCTACACTTCTTGGAATGCTGAGCGTCTTAAGTTTTGTACATCCCAAAAAAGCTCCGTCTCCTATTCTTATAATGCCTTGTGGTAACATAATGCTGAAGAGATTATCACAATATTGAAAAGCCATATCTCCTATAAGCTCTACACTTATGGGGAGCATTATATTTTCTATTCCTACACAATACTCAAAGGCTCTTTCCCCAATTTCCCTTAGATTTCCTGCAAAAGTAACGGAGCGCAATTTATATGCATAGCTGAAGGCTTTTTTTTCTATCTTTTCTACCTCATCTTCCAAATAATAGGAGCCATTGCTTTTACCTTGCGGATATTTTATGAGCTTCTTAACATCTCGACTGTGCAATACTCCATCAATACTTCTGTAATCTTTATTTGCAGGATCTACAGTGATATCTTGCAATCTCATAGTAAGGTAAAATGCATCTTCTTCAATATTTGAAACAGTTGCAGGTATTTTTATCTGCTCTACTGCAGTTTTTTCAAAGGCTTTTTTGCAAATGACCTTTATACCGTTATTAATTAAAGATACAGGAGCTTTTTGATTTATACTTTTCATCAAGAGTCTGTTTTTTTTATCTATCAAAAAACTACCCCAAAACTTTCTAAGGCTTGCTATATCATATCCTTTGACAGGAACAAGCCCCTTGTAAGAAGGAAAATACACATAGTTTTTATCAGTATAAAAACCGTTTTTTTCTTCAAAAGAAGCTACATCTACATTTTGTAATTTGTTATTGTAATACACCTTATTGCCACGTTTTTGATAGCCATAAATCTTATGAGAGGCAGGTATTACTACGAGCTTACCATCTATAAATTCTATATTTCCTCCTTGTTTTATTTTTTCTAATTCCAAATTTTCAGAAATATTTTTTATATTTCTGATTCTTACTGCATATTCAACTTTAGTTGCTTTTTTAAATTTAATTATCCGTTCTTGATTTGAATCAGTTGTTACTCTCATTTCCACATCACCATCAGTCACAATGCCCGGAGAAATAGTATTTAAAACTGTATATGCTACTTCTTCATCAATAAGACCTTTTATTATAATTCTTACATGTCCAGGATCTAATTTTAAAGTCTCATTTCTCTCTTCTGTGGAATTTTCAAGAACATCGCAATCCTCAACTTGAGATAATTTAAGTAAATTTGATTTTATCCCGTTTATATCAGCTCCACCTTTTGATAATGATAAATTTAAAATTCTTTCTCTTAGTTCTTCATCACTTTCTAAAAATGTTCCACCACTGATTATTTCTGAATTATATACTCTGCTTACATTTTCATCTCCAGTTGCTTTTTCAGTAATTTCATTTTCAGAAGCATTGTATTCTTCTCCAAAATCTAATGCTTTTATTTGTACAACCGCTTTACCAACATTGTTTATTAATACATTTGATACTGTCTGATATAGTAATCCTTTTTTAGATCTTACTTGAAATCCTTTTGTAACGATATGACCTGGTACTCCTTCTATGTTTAAGTTTCCATAAGCATATTTTCCTTTTATTCTTTCTATACCAAAGTTACTTCCAAATGCTGATAAAATTGCACCATTTTTATTGTGTAACCACATTTGAGAATAAAGTAACTGTAGCTGTTTACTCTGATTTTCAAGCATATATATAAATACTTCCAAAAATTGTCCAAGCGATGTTTCAGGATTTATTTCAAAATCATCTCCAAACTGTATTTTTCCTTCCTGTTCCATTGCTTTTTTTATGTCTAAAAATAAAGGGAAAACAATTCCGTTGTTTTCTATTTTAAAATCAGCCATTTATTTCCCTCCTATCTATTTCAATTTTTGTTTCTTCGCCAAGATAATCAAATTTTATTCTGAAAAATCCTTCTCTGTTTTCTGATTTTGACTTTTCAATAATTATGCTGCTTAAATCTACTCCTTTATAAGAAGAAACTTTTTCATACATATATGTAATCATCAAATCTTCTCGTTCCTGTGACTTTAACTGACCTATATAATCGAGCCAAGGTATTCCTATTTCAGTTCTTAAATCATAAGTCCCTTTTATATGCTTTATAAGTTCAACTATATCCTGTTTTGCTTTTTCTTTTTCATTTATCACTATAAGATCATTATCTTTAAAATATAAATCTCCATTTTTCATTTCAAAAGCTATCATTTCTCACCTCTATGGATGTATATAATCTACTCCACCTTTTTTTATTCCACTTTCAGTATCTATTTCAGAAACTTTCAGTTTACCTTTTATAGTAACATCGCCTGTTATCTTCAAATTTCCAGTTATTATCGTATTTCCAGTTATTTCTATGCTTTTTTCTAAAATAATATTTGTTCCGTTCTTTTTATTATTGATAACTATTTTATTGTTGTTTTTTTGCTCTCCAGAAATAATATCCGAAGGTATTGCCCTTATGACAACCGCAAATCCCATTTCTGTCCTTCCAAAACTCTGTTGCTCTGAAATTTCATTTGATTGAAAAGCCTCAATATATGGTCTTTCAAATATATTTATAAAAACCTTGTCATCATTAGAATAAGGAACATATACTTCAAAACTGTCACTGCTAAAAACTGGTAATAAAGGAACATCTGTTAAATCTTCAGGAGTTGTCTGTATAACATCATCTTTCAAACTTCTTATTGCCTTCTGCAAAAATTTTACACTTGCTTTTCTTTTTTCATTATCAACATCATAAATTTTACCTATCCATGTTGTATGTATATCGTTGATTCCATCTTGAATAAGCATTTTATTATGTTTTTCAAGTTCGCTGAATGCCATTATTTCTTCTCCTTTTTAGATTTTTCTTGTTGTTTTTCTTCCTTTTCTTCGGATTTTTTTATCTTCTCTTCAGATTTTTTCTTAATTTCTTCCAGTTCCTTTAACATATTCTGTCCGAATATATCCATATCGAGTATTTTCAATTCTGTTGTAAATTCTCCATCTTCTCCATCACAATTATGTGTTATTTTATCTATTACATAATCTTTTTCCAGTCCTTCTATAAATAACTGGGTATTTATTTTAAAATTTCTAAAACCTAATTTAACGCTGTATCCATCATCATCCACAGTCAGATTCAATAAATCCATCTGTGTTAATTCAGTTTTTTCTTTGATAAAAGAATGTTTTGGCAAAAAATAAAGAAGTCCATTTTCTATATAGAATATGCTCATTGTATCTTTTGCAATATCTTCAAATATTTTTTGTAAACTGGTATTTGATTTTGAAAAATTCGATTGATAGGGTAAATCCTTAAATAGTTCTATTTTCCCTATTCCAAGTTTAATTTCATCTTTACTTCCAAATTTATCAATCAGATCTTTTATTATGAAACTTGGCTTATTTCCTTTTGGATAACTTATATTAAGAGTCTGCATCACAAATATATCTTTTTCCTGAAAACACACTAAACTATATTTTATATCCAGTTCAGAAAATTCATTTTTTACTGTTGCAAGTTGGCCTGAAAAAATCAAATCTTTTATTTTAATTTCTTTTTTCTCTCTATATCCTGCATAAAGTTCTATTCTTGGTTTTGCTTTCAAAAATTCATATTCTAAACTAAGTTGCCCTTTTTCTCTCGCTTTGATGTTATATAAATTTAATTCCAGGACATTAGATTGACTTGTCCTGTCTACTTCAAGCCTAAAATCCATGTTAAAGTTATCATTATCATATATAAGAACATTGTCGGCTAACATTAATCTTATTTCTATATATCTAAATTTATCTTTCATTCTTATTACCTCTTAAATAGTAAAAAAGTGAAGTTTTTTAAAGTTTTAATATTAAAATCACTTTTTAATCCTTCTTTATTTTTAGGCACTATCAATAAAATAAGATCATCATAATCATTAGTTATCTGTTTTGGAATATATAACAAGTCTTGATAAGGTTCTATTTTCAAAGTAGATAGCAATACGTTATCTACATTCATAATCTGCAAAATTATAGGATCTATTTCATCATGTAAATAACTGTATTTCTTATTTATATAAATTAGCTCAAATTTTATTTTTCTTTCAAATGCAATCAATTCTATTTTAGAAGTTTTATTCTCTATGTTTTCAATATCAAAAGTAATTTCTACAAAGTCATTCTTTATTATTAAGTCTTTAACTTCTTTTTCTTTATATTGTATTTTCATTTTTTCCACCTACTTTATAGCCCTGCTGTAAAGATTAACGAAATTTTTAAGCTTATCTTTTGCAACTCCGACTATTTGAGTAAACATGTTATCAGAAGAAGTTACATTCTTGACATCTTCATATAAATTCCCACCAGGAACTCCATAACGCATTTCCTGAAAAGTTACACTTGCTTCAATGACATTATTTCCATCTTTTATATACTCTTCAGTCCTTGAAATGTCCCTAATAACCATATTTTTATACACATGATTTCTTTTTAACAAAATTAGAACTTGTTTATCATCTTCTTTCCAGTACTTTTCCAATGCTCCCATTTTCAATCTTGCCATTTTTCCAAAAAAAACAATATCCAAGGTCAGTTCTTTAGCTTTAAAATATCTATGATCATTATCTTCATATCCTAAATAAGTCTTTCTTGAAGTTATATCTTTCTGAAAATTAATCTCGTTTGATAAACTATGAAATGGTATCACTCCAAAAAAACCGTCTATTTTATCTAAATCCCATAAGCTCATTTTCTATCCTCCTGACCTTGAATAATGTATTTTAAATATATCTTTAAGCCTTGTATTTTCGTTAATTCCATGACTTGTTTTTGAACCATTTAAAACTATCTCAACTTTATTATTTACTTCTTTAGTATTCCCACCTAAAAATTTTTCCTTTATATGCTTAAATAATTCTGCTGCACCTTCTTTTCTTTGTGAATCAAGTAAAGCTTTTCTTTTTGCTTCGAATAAGTCGGCTCTTTTTATTTCATTTACAATTGAATATCCTGTTTTTTTCAGAACTTCCTGCAACCCTTCTATTGCGGAAACTATCGCTTTCTGTTCCTCAATATTCTCTTTGTTTTTTGAACTCCCAGAGCCACCCCCTCCTTTGTTGCCTTTTCCTTTACCTTTTCCACCACCTCCACCTTTTCCTCCTTTTTTACCTTTTCCACCGCCTGAGCTTCCACCACCTGCTCCACCTTTCATTTTCCCATATGGATCAGTTTTGTTCCCCTTATTCTTGTTTCCACCTGGCATTTTAAATCTTTTCTTTCCTGTATTATTTTTAGTGGAATTAGCACTCATTTCATTTTTTCTTGTTTGAACAGAACTTCTTCTATCATTTGCAACTCCTGCTGCTTTATCAGATAAACCTTTAATTGCATTTCCTCCTGCTTTTACAAATCCACCTATTGCTCCACCAATCAAAGGAATACCAGAAACCATATCTCCTATTTTATTGACTGCATCTGCAAACATACTTAAAATTCTGGAAACTGCTGTAGCAGCAGCAGCAACAATACTATCAAATATATTTAAGACGATATTCTTCAAATTTATAAATCCTTGAGCTGCAAGTGGAATATTATTAGTAAAAAGTCCAACTATAATATCAATTATTGATGAAATAAAATCTGTAAAACCATCCCATAAAAGCATTAAAGCATCTACCAAAAATTGCCACGATTCTAAAATAGCTGGAACTACATAATCTACAACGAACACCACCATCATTTGAAATCCTTCACTAATGGCATTTATTATTTCCTGTACAGTAATTCCAACACCTATCCATTCAAGAAATCCATCAATTATAGCAAAAATATAACTTTCTCCCGTCATTAATCCATTCCACAAATCCCAAAGAACAGCTACAACTAAGGCAACTATTCCAACTACAACAAGTAATGGAGTTCCAAGTGTTGCAAAAAGTCCTCCAACACTAACAATAATTGGTACTAAAACTAAAAAAGCTCCTGTTAATCCTGTTATTGCCATTACGATAAGAGTTAATCCTGAAGCAAGTTCAGGATTTTTTTCTGCCCATTTTTGAAAACCTTCCAGAACATTAGCAACAACATCTAAAACAGGCTTTAAAGCTTCACCTATTCTTTCGAAAATCGCCAGTTTAATCCCATCTATTTTCGATTGTATATTAGCCAGTTTGCCAGAAAAAGTGTCAGCCGCTTTTGCTGACATTCCAGCTACTCCAGGAACTTTACCAAGTGCGACAAGATAATTATAAATATCCTGCTCGTTCTTTTTAACTTCTGTTGATACTCCTTTGAATGTAAATATTACTTTATCTCCCGCATCTTTAGCTTTTACTCCAAATTCTTTTAGTCTCTCATTTTCTCCAGTCATTGCATCAAGTACTGCTTCAACATACTGATCAACTTCTTTCCCTTGCGATTTAGCTACATCAGTAAGTTGAATAAATTCCTCTTTCGTTGGCTTTAGCCCTCTATTTATAAGTTTGTTAAATCCATTTCCTACTTCATCTATTGAAAGTTTAACTTCATTAGCAGTTTCTCTTATAATCTGCATTGCAGCTGCTCCTTCAGCTGCTCCGCCAAGAGCATTTGAAAGTGTAGTTTTTAAATTTTCAAATTGCATTCCAGTCTGTGCAATACCCCCGGCTATTCCTTTAGTAAATCCAATAAGTACTGCTCCATTTACAACTGATGATAACTGTCCTTCTACATCCTTCATTTTATTCATGAAGCCTTTTAGACCACCTTCAGATGGTGTTGATGAAGAATCAGGATTTTTTGGAGTAGGAGTTGGAGCTGTTTTAGCATTATTCTGAAACGAAACTGGTATCTTTATTTCTTTAGAAATTCTCTGTTTCATTGCTTCTATCTGCTTTTCTCCACGGACATTAAAAGTCAAGTCTATCTGAGCTTTCAATGCTGATTTTATCATTGCATTTATACTCTGTAATGCTTTTTTTAAACTTGCCATGTCAGCTTCTATTTTTAAAGAAACCAGTGTCTCGTTTGCTTCTGCCATTTATTCCCACCTCCTACTTTTTTCTATGAAGTTCATTCAAAAAGCTTAAAGTATCAGCCATTTGCTTATCACCCCAGTTTTCATCTATATCATAAGGATTAAGATTAAATTCATGTGCAATTATATGTGCATTTTTTAATCTTGCATCCATTTTTTCATACTGTAACCTATAATTTATCTGTCCATTACTTTTAAGATTCACTGCTGGGATTTATTGCAATATTTGTCGCAAAAATGATTAAATTCATTATGCTCATGAATGTCAATTTATCCACAACAGTATCTGAAATTTGGAATAATTCCTGTGTCAAAGTTATGAATTTATCCAAAGAATCATCTTCCATTCCTGAAAAATCTCCACTGTCTAATGCTCCTGTGAAATTCCCTGCATTTATCAAGAATTTTGTTAATTTTCTTGCTTTAGGATTAATCAGCTGAACACAAATAAATCCTTTTTCTCCATCATCTCCCTCGCCTTCTAAATAAACTTTAAAGACTTTATTTGGAAGTCCAAAATGTCTTTCTTCTCCTAAAAAAGCTCCTAAAAAAGGTTTTTCTCCAGGTTCTATTCTTTTAAATTGTAATTTCTTTTGTTTATTTTCCATTATTTTCTACTCCTTTATGATATTTTTTTTTCTTTTCTTGTTCCTGCAAGTTTTAAAGTATTTGTCGGAGCTTCTTCTGTAAAAGCACCTTCTGAATCAAGTTCTGACAAAACATTTCCATCTTCATAATATGTTATGACTGTTTGTCCATCTATTGTTTCATGTGTTTCTATCTCTAAAGTTGGATATTTGTTATCTTTTAAGAATTTCAGAAAATCTAGAATTCTTTCCATTACTTTTACTCTTGGCGGAATTGAAATAGTAAGTTCATAAGGGACATTAGCTATAATAGAGTAAATATTCTTACCTCTTGTCGTCATTCTTCTGCTTGTTTTGTCCTCTGCTGTTTCTATTTCAACTGCATCTTCATCAAGTTCATCTATTATCAGTTCCCTCCCTGAACCTCTTACTAATATAAACCCCTCTCTCATATATGCCATATATCTTTACCTCCCTAATTTCCATTTTTTGAATTTAATATAACTTGTACTTTTGATTTGATTATTGCACCTTGAAACCAGCAATTATATTTAATTTCAACTTCTCTATTGCTCATATTTACAACTTTTACTTCAAAAGCATTTGTTCCTTCTTCAACAATGTCATCAATGTCATAAATTATTCCTCTTGCAGCAAATTCTCTAAGAATTGAAGTTCCATTTGAAGCTACTTGCTGTCTTCCTGTTTCCTTTGTTGAAATTTTTTCTCCTCTTGTATTTCTTTCAACTATGTATTTTGTTATCCCAATTCTCATATATTCATCTATTGCTATTCTTGCTAATGTATAATCAAACCATGTTATTCCATCCATAGCCTTCCCATAATAAGGAATAACCATCTGTTCTTCTTCTGTTACAATATTAACTCCAGTTGAAGATTCTCTCTGACTTCCAACTAGCTCCAATATTTCAGATAAAGTATAGTTTGATCCTGTAATTCCATTTAATTTAATACTTGCAAATGGAACAGAACCTGGGAAAAAGTTTCTTATTGTTGCAAGAAGATTTGTAATCTGACCTTCACTTTTATCTGTTGCAATATAAAACCCATTATCGACTTTGTTTTCTTTTGCTATTTTAAGATTTACTTCTTTTGTAAAGTTAGATGCACCTTGAAATAAGAAAACATAGTCTATAGATGTCCCTTTTCCAAAATCCAAAGCTTCTTTTACATCTTTTTCTTCTGCTACAGGAACAACTGTGTAAAACCATTTTCCTTTCCAACGACTATCTAACCCTTGCAAGATAGAAGTGTACGTTGTAGAAGCTGTATCATCTCCGTAGACCCAAATAAAATCTGGTTTTGTTGAAGCACCGAAAAAATCTCTTACTAAAATAATTTCTTTATCTGTTTCCTGAAACCCTAAATCTATCAGTTCTTTTGTAGATGTAATTGCTTTAGGTAAATTACTCCCATTTGAAACTTTTTTTGCTTTAGTTACTAATAAAACACTTGTAAAATCTCTAGTTGTCAAACTAAGCGCCGCATTAATAGCTGCTATATTCACTATTGCATTTCTGCTCATTTTAACCTCCGTTTTCTATTTTTCCTTTTATTTTAGATTTTTCTATATAATCTGTTTCATAACTATAGAATGTATCTACTGTAAACTCTAAACTATATACTTTCTCATTCATTATCTTATTATTTATTATTGTGTCACTTTCACTTATAAAATCTAACTTCTGTATTTCTATTTCAGATATATCTTTGAAATCAAAGTTTAAATCTTCTACGATATGATTAAATATCTTATTTTTGCTTAAAATTGTATCTAGATTAAGCACTTGATCCTTATCATACAGTTTTATCATCATTTTATAAGTTCTATTACTTCTGTATTTAAATTCTATTCTATCTTTCTTGGATATTTCTTCTTTAAAAGTTGTATAGTCACTCATGCTTTTTGATTGAGTAATTTCATAAGTTAAAAATGGTTTGTCTATTTTTTCAAAATAGGAATTCTGAAAAAAAGAATGATACACAACTGCTTCTATTCCTAACTTTGTAAATATATTAAAGAAAAGCATATTTAATTCAGTTTTATATGAATCAAATGTTATATTATCTATATAGTCAGTTAAATAAAAAGTATAATAATTTTTCAATTCATCTTTTATTTTTCTAACTTCTATCAGTTCGTACTTCTTATTTTCATAAACAATGTAATCTCCATTTGTTATTTCAAGCTTTTCTGTCGCTTTATTGTTATCAATTGCTAATGTTGGAATTCGTATAATTCCAACTAAATTTTCTCTTGTATCTATAGATTTAATCGGATTTATACTCGAATTATAGCTTTGATAATCAATGTAAGCTTTAAGTTTATACTCTTTAAATTCTTTTCTGATTATTCCTTTATCATTTGTTTCAGAAAGTAATTTAAAAAATTTGTATTCTTTTTCTTTTTCATAAATCTGACTTATATTCATTATCCTCTACCATATCTTCCCTTTCCATTTATACTGAACGCAATTGATTTCACAAGAGTTCCTTTGTCAATAAGCGGATCGTTAAATCCTTTTTGCTTAATTGTGCTAGGAGCATTTCCTGGACTTTTAAATCCATATATTAATGATTTATGCTTATTGTTAATATCTGTTCCAATTATTGTTCCAGCATTCATAATGTCATCTCTATTTTTAAGATACATACCAACAAAATTATTTTTATTATCTTCTACATATTTATTCAGAAATTCCAGCACATTTCTCGAAGGAATTCTGCCATCTCTTGTTCCGTAAAGAAGTACAGCATAAAGATTTACGGCTGTTATGTTTTTGGCATAATGTCTAGCGTCAGGAAAAATACCACTTTTTATAACCAGTAAAGGTAATTTTATTTTAGTTTCCTTTTTTATAGAAGCTGAAACATTTAACTTCACTGTGAAACTTCCTTTAAATCTTGACATTATTTCCCTTTTGCTTTCTTTTCTTCAACCAACTCTATCTTTCCTTCACTTTGAGCAATTATACGTTCCATTCTCAAATCAAGATTCTCTATTTCTTGTGTTCCAGCTTGAAATTCTACTTCTTCTCCTGTTTGATGTATTACAAATTTAACAGGTTCTTTAATATTTATTTTCACCTAACTACCTCCTAACTGAAAAGATGAAGTCCATGATGTTTTTTATTTGCTATTTCATCAGCAGTTGCAAAATCATCTGTATATTTTCTTATTAATGCCCTGAAATTTTGCCCCGGGATTGTCTGATCTAAAGCTAAATCATTTAATCTTGCTTTCCAGTTTTCATTATTATTAGGCAAATTAAGACTTGTAGTTTCTTTCAAGTTCATTAACAAAAAATGCTGTGCTAAATATTTAGTTAGTATTTCTTTAACTTTATTAGGAATTGAAACAGTAACATCTTCCAAAAATATTACTGCTTCATCAATCTTTGAATTTACAATACTGTCAGAAATCACAAATTCACCATTTATTTCTTTGAAATTCAGTTCCGAAATTCCCGCTCTCACATCTTCAACTTTCATGATTATTCCTCTATTTTCTCAATGTTTTCTTCAATCTGCTTTATCAGTTCTTCTTTGCTTGCTTTTTCATCAGATATATAATCCTTGAATACTTCAACTATTTCTTTTTTCTTTATTCTTTCATCTTTAAATTCTTCCAGCTGACTAAATAATTTTGCTTTCTTTTCCTGCAATTTTGTTTCCTTGTTCATATCATCAACTATTTTTTCAGAATTCACATTTTCTGTTTCTTCTCCTGTAACTATTTTTATATAATCTCCATAGTCTTTAGCAAAAGTTTCTAGCTTTTCTACGTTTTCAGCATCAAGTTCAACTTCTGTTGTTCCCTTTGTAAATTTAAGCCTATTTCCTTTTTCAGTAGTTATTTGAGGTATTATAAATACCTCAGCTAACTTACATATTATTAATGTTTTCATTTTTCCTCCTATGCAGTTGTTAATTCCATAATCGAATCTGGTCTAAATGCAACTATTTCTGATAATTTTTCTTCAACTGGAACATATGTTGTTCTTGCTATTTCCCATTCATCAGCAGTTGCTTCTTGCACAATTATAGTTTGAAAGTTTTCAGGAACATCATCTAAGATTAATAAAGTTGGCTTATTAGTAGTTTTATTTATTAAATTCTTAACAGGTACTATTCTTCCAAATAATCCAAGTTCTTGAATAACAGCCAATCTTGTTTTGTATTCCTGTGTGCCGTAACTTTTTAATAATTTTGCATGTAATGAATTATCTATTACCAAAGTTCTAGCGTTATATTTCCCTGTTACTCCTGTTTCAAATTCAAGATGTGCTGCAGTTAAAGCATCTACAATTTGTTCTCCTGTTGCTGTTGCAAAATTCACACCTAAATTATATGTTCTTTTTCCATCCACAGTTAAAAGACCTTGTCTTCCTAGCTTTGCATTTCCGTGTATCAATTCGTTGTTTTCTGCTTCAGAAACTGCATAGAATGTTTCAGAAGATTTTAAATTAAACATTTGAATCTGTTTTTCTCTTTCAACTGATAAAATTCTATCTTTTTCAGCAATAGTAAATTTATGACCTGATCTTATCCAGTGTAATTTTGCAAATGCATCTTCTCCATCAACTTCTGTGAAAGGAATATCATCATCTCTTTCTGCAACTACTTCTGCTACTCTTCTTGAATTTGTTTTTCTATATGTAACATATTTATCTCCTATTTGTACTCCTGCTTGTTCACCACCGACAGGAACTAATGACCTTCCTAACAGTTCATCTTTTCTTTCCTCTAAAACTACTCCTAACGAAACCATAAATGCTGTTGCCAATTGATATGTCTTATTATTATATTTGTTAAACATCTATACCCCTCCTTATATAATTCCTTCTAATACTAATACTGCCAGTTCTCCAGATTTAGCAGTTGTCTCAAAATATCCTTTTATTGCTGTTCCTGTTGCTGCCTTTACAAAATCTCCTGTGTTATTTACCCCTGCTTTGTCCCCTTTAGCCACATTTTCTGCAACTTTTACAGCTATATTTCCTGATTGTAAGATTGAAGCAGTAGTTGAATGTTCAATAACTCCTTTGTTGTTATCATCTGTATGCATAACAACTCCTGCGAATGTTCCTGTTGTAAACGGTTTTACTGCTCTCATTCCGTCGGTAGTACTCCATTGCACAGCTTTCCCTATTGTTATTTTTTCATCTATAACATCACATATTCTGCTTCTTCTATCAGTAGTGAAATATGCTTCTTGTCCTAATTTCATAATTAATTACCTCCATTTCTTTTTTTAGAAAAATAACTATTGTCAATTTTTAATGTTAATCCTGTTTCGGATTCATTGAATTTTCCTTTTTCACTTGCTTTTGTTTCTTTGTTCATTTCAGATAGTGTTTCTACGCTGAAATCAAACATTTCTTTCAAATCTTCTACTTTAGCATTTTCTTTAGCATTGTATTTTGGATTTACTTCCTTGATTACTTTTTCCATTATTTTTTCAACTGCTTCTTTTTCATCAACAGAATTTAAAACTTCCTTAGCTTTAGAAATTATTTCCTTATTTTCTATTTCTGTAAGTAAACTATTATATTTTGTTTCCAATTCTCCATATTTTGTTGTTAATTCCTGCTTTTCTGTTTCTAAATTAGTTTTTTCTGCTATCAATGTTTCTTTTTCGGTTTCTAAAGCATTATACTTTGCTTCGAACTCTCCACTTTCTTTTTGAAGATTGATAGCTTCCACTAATAATTCCTCAGGTGTTAATTCTTTTCCGTTAAATTTCAATTTCATTTTTTCCTCCTCATAATCTAAATAGTTATATATAAGTTTTACATCACTACCCGCCCTACCTTTTCCAGATAATATTGCTACATGATTAGCTATGATATCTTTTTGAATGTACTGGTTATCTTTTATATTCTCTGTTTCTGCCATATATCCAGCACTTAATTCGATATTTTCTCCATTTTCATATCTTTGTTTTATAAAATCTACAGTTTCTTTATCTTCTATCTGTAAAGTAGCTCCTAAACAATCCTGATTTTCAAAAATTTCAATTATTGTTCCTTTTCCGAATTCTGAAACATTTTCAGAATTAATCATTGTTAATTTTCCATTTTTTTCAGGATGTTCAAGAGTAACTTTTTTGTGCAAAAATGAATTCTTCGTTTCTTCGCTAAAAAGTATATCTTTAGGTATTTTTTCTCTTAATACCCCCTCTTTGTCCATATATTCCATAAAACTGTCTGCTTTTAATATATTCCCTTTTATCTGCAAAAATCCTTCGTTTGTTTCTGTCAATTTTGGTTTTTCAAACTGATTAAGATTATATCTGCTATGCAACATTGTTCAATGCCTCCTCTATTGCTTTTTCATCTATAGCCATTCTACATCTGCAACCCCATTCCTGTTTTGGTAATATTTTTGCACTGTCTTCACCCACACCTTTAAGCAAATTTCCATTCATATCAAATAATTTTCCTTCTCTCCATGAATGTTTCGCCCTTACTCTGTCATCATGTTTAGTTACCCATATAAATCCTTTTATTCCTAGTTCTTCCAAAATGATTTTTACATATTCCGCTTGAATTTCTCCTAAAACATTATTTGAATTTAGCAGATCCGAATAACCCATTCTTTCTTTCACTTTTTCTTTAGCTTCCTGCCATTTATCTTTTAGTACAAAATCTTCTGTTCCTGTTTTAGATTTTCTAATCACTTCATTTATATAATACGCTGTTCTTTTCGCACTACTAAGATATAGTTCTTTTATTCTTTTGTCTGCTATGTCTACTGATTTTTTGAATAATTCAGAAGTTATTCTATTTTTGAACTTTTCTCTGTTCTTTTTACTTATCCCATCAATTATCAATGCTAACGTATAAGCTAAAAGGACTTTGTTTATTCCAAATATTGTTTTGTTCTCTTTTTCCTTAAATTTTTTAAGTGATTTTTCTATTTCTTCTTCATCTTTAACATCAATGTTATTTTCTTCGAGATATTTCAGAAACTTTTTTGTTTTCCCTTTCAAGATTTTAAGAAGCATTTTTTCTATTTTTATATCTATATCAAATTCAATCATTTTAGCTCAACTCTTTCAGTAGTGCTTCAAAGTCGAAATCTTCTTCACCTAATTTTTTAATTATTTCAGCTATTTTATCTTTTTTCTCAATCAGTTCATTATTCGAAACTATATTCAAAGCTTTTTCAAGATATTCAAGTTTTTTAGTGTCAAGCTCAACCCTTTTTAAATCGTTTTCAATCTGTTCTGATGCAGTTGGCTCTAACAAATTAGGCAATTCAACCTTGTAAGGTTGGTCTATTTTTAGTTCTATTAAAACTTTATCAATTAAATTATTTGTTATCGGTAGAATATATTTATTGAAATATCTTCTTAAATACTCTGCATACTTTTTTGCATCCTCTTCAGAACCAGCCAAAGTTCCTTGAGTGTTTCCTGCCAGTCTCTGTTTTGGAATGTTAGTGTGTATTGATAGTATAGTCAAAACCGCATTTATATATTTTTCAGGATCTATTCCACCAGTGGAATTTATTACTTGCATTTCATCATCTTTTCCTATTACAGCTAAAGTAGAAGCGTTTATTTCTTCTTCCTTATCTCTAACTCCACCACTTTCTTTTATTTTATCCATTGTATTTACATCTGTTTTGTAAATAAGAAAAACTGCCCTGTATATTAACTGTCCTATACTCCATTCTGTACTATCTAAAATAACCATTCTGTCAAATAGAGAAGTAAAAATAGATTCTCCTATCAACCTTTTATGTTCATTTATTCTTGAAAAAATCACTCTGCTCGGATGTATTTCTGTCTTAACTAACTGATTGTAATATCCGTTATTAGAATAGTTTTTCACTTGAAGTTCTGTTACTTCTCCGTAATTCAATTTTAACTTAGAATTTTCAACTTTAATTTTTACTATTTCCGTCTTGTCAAATACACTTAATCCTTTTATCTGATATTTTCCTCCTAGTTCATCAGATGTTTCTTTTTCTTCATTATGAAAAACATTTAAATACATTACCGCATATCCAAACTTTCTGACTTTTTCCATAAACTCCATTATTTTTTCTAAATAATCAAGCTCATCAAGTTTATTCAGAAGCTTTTTTGTATTTTCTATGTCTTCTGTTCCATCTGATTTTAGAACTGAAATTTTAAGCCCATTTTTTAGAACATCTTCAATCGGAGCGTTCAATATTATTTTTGCAAGATCGTTACTTCCAACTAAATTTTCTATTGTTTCATCATTTAAATATTTTTTAACAGGAGTTTGCCTGTTTAATATATCTTTCCCTGAACCTTTTGTGGAATTCCTTGCATTACTTGCAAATCCATTATGTTTCATTTTCTTTTTTTTACTCATGATTTCTCCTAAACTAATATATTATGTACTCCGCCAGTGCTATATTTTTCAAGAGCATAACGCAATGCATCCATTAAATGATTATAATTATCTGCAGCCTTATTTAATGTTATTCCATTTTTTTCTTCCCAAACATAATTCTTAAATTCCATTATTGTATTTGTGCATTTTGGATGTACATATATATCGAATTGTTGGATATACTGTATTCCCTGATTCACACTTCCTTTTCCTTTTGAACTCTGTTTTATTCGACTTATACCATAGCTTCTAATTTCTTCTATTGATTTAGCTTCAGCACAATCGGCTGTAATCTCATCTTTTGAGTATCCCCTTATTTTTATTTCTTCTGCTATTTCGTTATTTAATAGGCGTTTTTTATAAAACTCATCAAATATGAAAAGTCTTTTATTCCTCAAATCAACTATTACCGCTATAAATGCACTTGGATCATTTGTAAAACCAAAATCTAGTCCAAATGCAGCTTCTAAGGAAAAATCTTTTTTTAATAATTCTATAGCATCAAAATCCAATATTTCCCAGTTGTTATATACAAGACCTTCTGCAATTCCCCATTCGCCTAATCCTGCAACTCTAAAACGATTCGGTCTTTTTATTTTCATTTCCTCAAATCTCTTCAAAGTTACTTCATCGAGGAATTCATTCATTGTATAGTCAGTAGTTATTGCATATATCAAATCATCTGTATATTCTCTGTCATAAGTATCATTATAAAATCTTTTTCTTAACCAGTGGTCTTCAGACCATGGATTGAAGCTTAAAGTAATCTGATGGAATAAATGTGGTGGCAGTATACCTCTTATACTTTCTTCTAATGTTTCAAACATTTCCTGTTTTTCAATCTGAAAAGCTTCCTCAATCCAGACAAAATTTAAATATCCTTGTGCTACTGTAATTGACGTTAATTTTAACGGATCATCTAACCCGGCAAATAATATCTGTTGCCCAGTTGGTAAATAAGTTAATGTATGTTCTCCTTTTGGAACTCTCCATAAATGATTTACTTTTAATCTGTTAATTGCCCAAATTAAGTCTGCTCTACAACTGTTTCTTAAAGTGTTAAACACACGCCTTATGACAAGTAAATTACTTTCAGGATATTTCATAATTCTGTAAATCATATTGATTGCTATAGTTTTACTTTTTTTGCTACCTCTTGAACCTTTAACAACTCTGTAAAAATGTTTATCATTCCAGAAAAGGTCATAATTTTTTCCGATAACATCTTTAATTTTTATCTGTGTCATCTATTATCACAACCCGCTCTTCATCTTCTATTTTTCCATTTTTGTTTCTTTCAAGGTCTATCTTTTCTCTTATAAGATTCTCGTTTTCAAGTTGTTGTTCAAGGTCTGCCCTTCTGTAATCATTTATAACTCTTGCACCATTTTTTATTTCCTTTTCAAATTCTCTTAATAAACTTAATCTTGCCATTATTAGTTGCATCTTCTCTTTTTCATCTATTGATAAATCTAATAATTTTTTTTCAAGTTCTTCTTTCTGTTCAGATATTTTTATTAATCTTTCTTTTGCATCCGAATATTTCTCTTCAGCTATGAATCTTAAAATTTTCTCGCTCTGTTCTATTTGAATACTTCTTACACTTTTTTTATTTCTGTAATATGTACTCTCTGAAATGTCATTTTTTTCTATAATTTCCTTTTTTGTAAGATTATTGATAATATCTGACTTTATCTGTGTTTCTTTTGATAAAGTAACCATTTGTTTTTGGTTACTTTTTTTAGTTCGGTTACTTTTGTTTTTGGTTACTTTATTCTGTTTTTTTTTAACCCATTTCCCTTCCGAACTCCATTTTTTTATTCTGCTTAAACCAATGTTATATTTTTTAGACAGAACACTCATACTCGTTCCGTTTTCATATTCATTCTTTATTATTAATTTTATGTTTTCATGCACATTCCTTTTCCTCCTGTAATTTTCTGAAAAAAGAAAAAGCGAACCTATCACGTATTGCTACGCAACAGATCCGCTTGGGATGCTCTGGATAAAATTATCCAATATATTCTTTTGTTTTTTTATTTCTTTAATATTATACTACTTTTATATATATTTTTCAACAGTTTAAAGTTATTCTATATATATCCTTTTTCCTTGAAAAATACTAAAAGATTATACATATTTTCTATTGACTTTTTACCACATATTACATATTTCGTTGGTTCTGTAAAATTTTCTTGACCTTTTTTTCTTAAAATCAGATAACAAGGTTTATTTACTGCTGCAAATGCTCCTAAACTTCCAGCCAACATGTATCCGGCTAAAACATCAACAGATTGATTATTTTTGTTAGGAACTTCAAACTCTACATTATAATCTTTTATATCAAATAATTCATATTTTCTATGAATTGTTTCCATAAATCGACCATCATCATTGAATATAAGATATTTATACTTCCCTGTTTCTATTTCTCTGTAGTTATTAAAGCCTATTCTTTCCAATTCTTCTCTAAATTTTTTCTCTTTTCTTCTCAAACTCACATGAAATATTATTGTCGCTATCAAAAATGGTGGAAAAACAAAAAATATAATAGACATGAAATATGCAAAAAACAAAGCTAATTTAATACTAAAACTTCTCATAGTCATCTGATTTCAACTCCTTTTTAAATTTAATAAATTATACCACATCATTAAGCTTTTTCAAAGAAAAAACAATGATTATTTTTCTTTTTTGAAAATATTTTTTATCCTACTGATTATTTTTCTGCTTTCTTTCTTTATTAGCACTCTTTTATTATTATCATTCACTAATTCTATACTGTCATATTTAAAATTCATATATTATCTCCTTATCCTAAAAATTTATTTATGAAATATTGTTGCCCTTTTCCTGTAATTTTCGGTGTCTTTGTTATTTTTACACCTTCTGAAGCCGACTGTCTTGTTCCTTCTTTTATTACAAATAATCCTAAGTTCATTGATTTCTGTGTTGGTAAATTCCAGTCTGAGCCTTTCTTTGAAATCAAATATCCATTAGCTCTAAAATATTTAAATAATCTATCTTCTCCTGTATTTATTCCTTTCTGTTTCAAAAGCTTTGCCATTTCCCTTACTAAAATGCAATCATCTGACACACTCAGAGAATTTGCAAAAGCAACTGCTGGAGCCTGGTCCTCTATTTGTTTTTCTAATTGCATTCTTTTCTCTTGCTCCTCTTTTAATCTTGTAAAGGCTTTTATTGCCAAATCAGGATTATTTAACAGTTCATCTGTTGCATACATTCCAGTTTTTCTAACTAACTTTAACATTTCTTTTACTTTTTTCTTAAAAGGTTTTGCCTGAGGTTTTCTACTAAGCATAAATAGCTCATAAAGCCCATCTTCTGTTGTAAACCAAGCACTATAACTATTAGTTAGAGTGCCTATTTCTATCTTCCTTTTTTCACTTTTGTCTACACTCTCAAGCATTTTACTAACATTAGAATGTTCTAACCATTTTGCTATATCATCTGCTTTAAATAATGGTTCTTCCACTGTTCCATATATTATTATCTCTTTTCCTAAAAATTCTGTTTTCTCTATTATTTGTAATTCATTCATATTTTATCCTCCTATTATACTATTTTAAGCAGTAGCCTTTGCTATTTCATTCTTAAGAGTTTCTGACTGCACTATACTGTCTATTCTTTTTCCTGCCTTATAGTATTCTTCTTTGACTACATCTAAGAAATCATCAAAGGCACTTTCTAAATCGAATAACTTAATTCCTTTTTCTAGTGCTTCATCCCATATTTTTTGAAACACTCCACTGAATTTTTTCTGTGCTTCCTGTAACTCTTTGTTGTGAATGTCCAGTAATTCCTTTGCTACTTCAAATCCTAATTTTTCTTCAAATGTCATATTTTTTCCTCCTGAAAATATTGATTTTTTGGAGTTTATACAGTATAATAAAGGTGGTTAGACAGTGTTATACTGTATGCTCCTTTTATCGTAAGATTAAGGGAGCTTTTTTTATTTCTTTTTAATTACAATTGAATTGTTTTCTTCATCTAAAACAATTTCAACAGCTCGATTTTCAGGTGTAATTCCTATTTTTTCTACCCATTTTTTTGGTAAAGTAATTCTATTAGAAATTCCACCATTCCCAGCTTTGTAAAAAGAAATATTCACATCTCTTTTTTCCATTTTCTGCTCCTTATCTTACGTGTCTAACTTATTATATATTATTAGACACGTAATGTCAACATATTTTTTATTTACCTTTCTCAACTATAGTTCCGATGTTTCTTTTTTTACATCTGGGGCATACAAAATCATAGTTGAATCTGCCCCCTTCCAATTCATATTCCATTTTCTTTTTCTTGCAGAATTTACATTTTAAAGCTTTTTTCACTAATTAATCCCCCTAATCTTTGTTCTTAAAACTGAAACATACCAGGACATGTACCGCTGTCATTATGTACAGTCCAAAGTATTTTACCACTGTAATTAAATCTTTTGCATTGTGAATTATAATTGTTGAAAAAAAGAAAATTATAATCACAAAAGCTAAAGATGTTATCTTGAATGCTTGTATTATTTTATCTATCATTCTACTTCCTTTCTAAAATAAAAAGACCAGTTATTTGGTCTTTTTTTCTAACTCATTTATTCTTTTTTCATAATCTAATTTCTTTTCAAGATTTTCTATTTTTATTTTTGCTTCTTCCCAATTTTTATCAACAGGATTATAGAAAAATATCCCTGTTAGTATCAAATTTATTCCAAATATTATTAGAATCCAAAACTTATATTTGTTTTCAGAATCATATTTTATTAATGCAAATAATAGAGTCACAACAATTAGAATACTCCCCATTATTAACAGAATATTTGTTGACAAATTATCTTGAATATTCAATATTCCTGTTACTCCTAGACCAATTACTGAAAATATAGATAAAAATATTCCCATTATTTCTAATATTTTCTTATCATATTTTTTTTGTTCAACTAGTAATTCTTCATATTTTTCAATCAAATCCCTTCGTTCTTTTTCATTTTTGATCGTTTCTTCTTTTGAAATATTATTTCTTATATGTAACATATCTACTAAAGTACCTTCCAATTCCTGTAAAAACGGATCCTCAGAATCTAATTCAAAAATAAAAAATTGATATCTCAGTATTGGAAAAAAATATTCAGCTTCTTCTATTTCTTTTCCAAATTTTATTTCAAAATCAGAAAAACTTATGTTTTCAATTTTTTTTAAAATTTTTGTTGGCTCAG